GACTTTTGCGAGACCAGGGACAGCAGCAATACCGATACCTCCATTTTGGTTGGACATACGAGAGAACTCAGGGAAGCGGCCGCGTAAGCGGATATCAGATGTTGAGGTCATTTTTTTCATGACGTAGCCGCAAACATAAGCGGCGTGTTCAGAGGTCATTGGTTTTGTTTCGATGATGCCGAGACCCCATGTGTCGCGAACCAGGTCGCAGGAGTAACAGCAGTCGATCGTGCGACCATCCGAGTAGCGAGAGCATCCATAGGCGCAGCCTTTGAAGCCGAACAGGATAGCGTGATAGTGGGGACGTTCGTTTTTATCGCCGTACTCCCCAGCGGCGTAGAAGCGTATCCGCGATGGCTCGATTGCCTTTCGAAATCTTTTCAGCCAGTTCTTCAAATCGAGCGGGATTAGCGTAGGCAGTCCTTCTGCAGTTGTCGGGGCGTTCTTGTAGGTCAGCGTCACGAATGAGTTGTGCGTGTGTGCGATAGCCTCCAGTTCCAGGCGGGTTTTCCATATCAGTTTTCTCCGAACTCTACAGGGCACGCACGCGCCACAGGGAAAGGCGCGCGCGTTTTTTGTGTAGGGATTTTCGCAGATCACATGCGAACTCCCACGCGAAGCGGCCGAGTGCCGCGGCCGCGACGTTTGAACGAGCGCTTGCCGAAACGGCGTTTGCCGAATTTACGTTTGAAGCGGGTGCGTCGGAACCTCATGTGTATCACCTCCTTTCAGTCACGATACCGAATCGGGTTTTGATACCGACGCGGATTAGGGTTGCGGGAACGGTGAGTGGTAGCTGTACGCTCTGGCAATAAACCATAACCAGTGTAGGCGTGGTCAGCGAGCGTGTTTACCGCGAACTTGATCGTAGAGCCGATCTCAGAATCGCCGTAGCGGTCCTCGAATTGTTGGCCATCAGAAAACCACGGGTTGGCACGAAGCGGATAACCGAAGGGGCGAACGATGCCCGTAGCCGGATAGTCCTCGAATTTTTGTTTGATATCGTCATCCTTGACAGCTTCTCCCGAGACAGTGCGAGCAGGACCCGGTTGGGGGAGAGGTACAGGTGATGGAATCGGCGGGCCGAGTTGAGCGCGCTGCTTTGCGATCTGTGTACGTAGTAGATCATTTTCCAGAGAGCTTTTTTCCAGGGTGAGTGCTGTTGCAGTTTTTTCAACTGCACCGGCGAGTCGTGATGTGCGTTCAGATGAGGTGCTGCCGGCGTCCATTGCACGGCCGATATCCTGGCCGAGACCTGAGAAGTCAGTTTTGAGACCGTCAGAGCCGACGACGTTAGAGAACGATGAAGTTTGAGCGCCAAGTGCAGCGAGTGGATGAAGGCCTGCGGCCTGGGCGTCCGCGACTTTCCAGCGGATGCCGTTTTGAGCGAACTCGCGTTGATTGGCGATATTTTCCCTGGCGATGTTTTCCTGAGATTCGCGATTCGCGTTAGACGTGAAGATGTCAGCGATTTTGCCTATGCCGCCGATGATGGAATCTAGCATTTGACCTCCGAGAAATAGGATTGGCGGTGTCGCCTGGCGCGAGCGCCCTTTCCTGTTTTGGCTTTGGCGAAGAGGACCTCTTTCCGCATTTTGCGACGGATGCAGATAAGAACTCGTTTAGGAGCGTCGAACTGGACGCGATTAGAGAGCCGTGGGTTCGTTTTTTTGTCCGCGAGGACAAGTTTGTGCTGGCTCCGATTTAGGGAGCGGGCGGGGCGCTTATTGCCTTGGGGATGGAAGGTGCGGCGATCTTCTATCTGCCGCAGGGTGTTTTTGAGCATTTTAGCCGGTGACGGGATGGCCACAGGCGCGGTGTGTTGAATTTTAGGAGGACGAAGCAGTTCCGAGAGATGGTCACTAGCGATGGAAGAGTCATCGCGCTCGTCCGGTTTTGAGTGATTATTGCGCCTGTTGCGGGCCATGGTGTCACCTAGCCTATACATCACAAGTAGATGATAGGCCCCGATGCTATCGGGAGTCCGCGTGATTTGGAAAGCGCGGAATGAGAAAGGGCCCGAACAAGGGCCCTTTTTGGTATTTAGGTAGTTGGCTTGGCAGTGGTCGCCGCCGCAGGCGGCGGCGCCTGGGGGCTTTCCGGCGGGGGCTCGCCCCCGCCACCCCCGGCCTTTACGGGCTCAGGGGCAGGTTCAATTGGACCGGGCGGTTGACCCTCCTCCGGGTCGAAGTAGAGCTCATACGGGCTGCTGTAGTCGACGGGATCGTCGTCGATATCAAAGTCGTCAGCTTCCTCGAACGATTCGAACTCCTGTTGTTCGGCGATCCTGGAAAGCTCGTTCCGGACCATGGCTCGCATTTGCTCCATAAGGTCCGGCTGCGGGACATAACCGAGTGGTGGCTCGATGACGGTAGGGTCAGGTACTTCCTGGCCCATGACGTTGAGAAATGCGTATTCGTCAGATTGGTTGATAGCAACTTCGATGTAGTGATCGATGAGCGCACGTTTTGCCTCCTCACGTTTTGCTTCAGCGACTTTGTCGTGGTCGGATTGAAAGGCCATGACGAGTGTTCTCCTGGTCCAGTGTTTGTGTACTAACGAATGAAGCTGGTGCCGACAGCGGATACCAGGCGGCGTGCCTGGATGTTGTGTTTAGCCATCACGTAGAGAACATCGGTGCTTTGCGAAGCGAAGTTGCGCTTCGTCGGGACCGCCTTGACGAACGTATTGTTGAGCGCGGGATCGGAGGCGAAGATTCGCCCCATATGCCAATAGTCGAGAGCAGACGTGCGGAATTCTCCGGCGATGGTGTTTTCGGTGCGACGATATTCGTCGTAGCGATCTTGATAGCCGAAGGTGCCGTCGGGAGTGGTGTGGGCCGCATAGACTTCTTTGTTTTTAACGGCCTGCTGGCCGATGTGCTGAAATTCGCGTTGCCAGAAATCTTCTCGAGCGCGGCGATTCCAAGTGCGGGAAATACCCTGGACGTACATTGTCTTTGGGAGCACCGACATAAGCGAAATAACGTAACCATGCTCCTCGAAGAATCGACGATAGCGATTAGACCGCATCGCGGCGATGCCGTGGCCTTTGAGGTCGCCAACAGAAGTGGCGGGACTGGTTGAGGCGGCGGTGGCAAGAACTTCACTAAACTGGATAGTTTGCTTACCGCCTCCGAGATACTCAGGACGCTGCAATCGAGCGTCGGAGGATTTAACGCCAAGATAGCGGAGATACTCTGTGTAGCGTGAGCCATAGCGTGCGCGTGCCTCTTCGAAGGATTGAAGTGCAAGAGCCTGGCGCAACGCATTAACAGTGATCGCAGAAGCTCCGGTTAGATCAGCGGTGATGTCAGGATAACCGCCAGTAGCAGCAGTGCCTTTGATTGCCCAGAATGAGCCAGCAGTAGAGCTAGCGGACTTAGCCTGGGCGTACGTAGTGGTGACGCCTCCGGTTTCACGGACCTGTGTTGCCGGATTGGTGTTGATCGAGAAGTCGGACGCGATACCGATACCGCGAACAGGCGCAGAGGTACCGAGCGGGATGGTGACAGTTGGGCCCTTTTGCTCCCAGGGGCGTGAGCTTGTGAAGTAGTCCTTTTCCCACGACGCATTTTGCAGAGCCGTGTTGGTGGTGGTGTCCGCGCCAGAAGCTTTGCTGACGGTGAGCTCCGTTGTCAGATCCTGATCGCGATAGTTTTCATTGAAGATCATCGTGTAGGCACGGAAGGGAAGCGCCGAGACCTGCGGCGCGTTGAGGCCGTTTGGAATACCGAGATAGTCGGCCAGGGAGCCGACAGTGGTTGGATTGGGAAGCGTGATCGTGGGGAAGGTTGGAAGCGATGTGCCTTGAGGACCAGCGGTGATGAAGTCTTCACATTCGTCCCAGACAAGACGATGGGGGACAAACCAGTGATGAATGCGAACCGATACGGGATGCATGACGGGTGACAGCAGAGGCGAGCATCGGACGAGAGCTGACGTTGCTTGCTGGATGGAATCACCAGGGAGAACCTCCATAAGACCGATAGGGACAAGTTCACCCATGTCCAGTGTGAGGAGCTTGTAGTTCGAGAGGCTATGTTTAGAGCGCTTCATAGTGAGTTGTTCCTTTTGCGTGTGTTGTACATTTCCTGACGAGACTTGATGGAGTCGATAGAGCCTTGAGCTTTTCTTATGAGCTGTTTCTTAAGCGTGTCCGCCTGTATTTCCTGATTATCGCGCGCAGCCCAGAGCAGAGGTAGCATTTCCGTTTCCATTTGCGCGATGACTTCCGGCGGCGCTTTGCCGTCGCCGCCGAGTGACTTTCGAACCTGTTGCCGAATGTAGCGGCCGAGGGGAGAAATTTTCCCATTGATCCGTACTGCTGTTGGAACATCAACAGCTGTTCCGGCGTGTAGACGTTGCTTGGCGACTTTTGCGAGACCAGGGACAGCAGCAATACCGATACCTCCATTTTGGTTGGACATACGAGAGAACTCAGGGAAGCGGCCGCGTAAGCGGATATCAGA